CAAGTGCTTTAGATAGAGTAAATGTACGTAGATTATTAATAGCATTAAAATCATACATTGTACAAGTATCAGATAACTTAGTATTTGAACAAAATACAATAAGCACAAGAAATAATTTCTTAGCACAAGTTAATCCATACTTAGAAAGTGTACAACAAAGACAAGGTTTATACGCGTTTAAAGTTGTAATGGATGCTACAAATAACACACCAGATGTAATCGATAGAAATGAGCTAGTAGGACAAATTTACCTACAGCCAACTAAAACAGCTGAATTCATAATTCTAGATTTCAATGTTTTACCAACTGGAGCAACATTTCCATCATAAGAATTAAAAAACAGAATATTTATAATAAAATAAATAAAATAATAAAATGGCAGTATTAGACCCAAACGAAATATTTTTCACAGCTTTTGAGCCAAAACAAAAGAATAGATTTATTCTGTTATGTAGATGGAATCCCATCTTACCATGATTAAAGGTAGTGGGAGCTGTAACAATCTCACAAGGCACAGTAGCTTTAAATCATATCAACGTTCAAAGATTTGTAAAAGGTAAATCTACTTGGGGAACCCAATTTCAGATGACGTTATTTGATCCAATTACACCATCAGGTGCTCAAGCAGTAATGGAGTGGGTTAGATTACATCACGAATCAGTAACAGGTAGAGATGGATATAGTGATTTCTATAAAAAAGATCTAACATTAAATGTACTAGGACCTGTAGGTGATATCGTATCTGAATGGATTATAAAAGGTGCAATCATTACTTCAGCAGATTTCGGAGATTTCAATTGGGACACTGAAAATGCCGCTCAAGAAATTAGCTTAGAAGTACAACCAGATTACTGTATATTAAATTTCTAAGAAATTTTACGCATATTTTGAAAAATAGCTTGGCCTCGGTCAAGCTTTTTTTTATATTGATATGTATAACTAGAAACACGTTACGAACTAAATAAAGATTATATGAGTGATTTTAAATTCCCCACGGAAGAAGTAGATTTACCCTCTAAAGGATTAATTTATTCAAAAGAAAACCCACTATCAAGCGGTAAAGTAGAAATGAAATATATGACTGCTAAAGAAGAAGATATTCTTTCTAACCAAGCTTATATTCAAAAAGGTGTAGTATTAGATAAATTATTAAAATCATTAATTGTTGATGATAAAATTAATATTGATGATTTAATTATAGGAGATAAAAATGCATTATTGATTGCATCCAGAGTATTAGGTTATGGTAAAGATTATAAAGTAACAGTAGATGAATCAGAACATACTATTGATGTATCTACTTTAGAAAATAGAAAATTTGATGAATCTGAATATGAAGCAGGTAAAAATGAATTTTCATTTACATTACCAACCTCAGGAACAATTATTACATACCAATTAGTAACTGGAAAACTTGAAAAAGCAATTGAAAGAGAAATTGCTGGACTAAAGAAAATAAGTAAGGACTCTGCAGCCACTTTAAGTACAAGATATAAACATATGATATTATCAGTTGATGGTAATGAGGAAAAGAAATATATCAGAGAATGGGTTGATAAAGCATTTTTAGCACGAGATTCTAGAGCCTTCAGAGAACACATTAAAAATAGTCAACCAGATGTTGATTTGTCCTATATTTTGGACAATGGGAAGGAGGTAGTTGTACCCATTGGGTTGAACTTTTTTTGGCCTGACGCTTAAGACCGCACCCCTAGCAAGGAAGAATTTATTTAAAGTGATCCATGATATAGTATTTCATGGTAATGGTGGATTTGATTATCACACTGTTTATAATATGCCTATCTGGCTACGAAAATTTACATTTAAAGAAATCCAGGACCATTTTGACGCTCAGAATGCTGAAATGAAAAAATTAGATAAAAAGAAAGGAGAAAAAAATATGGTAAATGCAGATGGTAAAATAAATGTGCCTGACTTCAAACAAGCAAGTGCTCCATATAAAGGTAAAACAAGTTATAAGTAATAATATTTATAATAAAACCTATTAATGGCGGCTGATCCTAAAAAAATTCAAGAACAATTAAAGCAAATCCAGTCTTTATATGATAGACTTGGAAAAATCAACCCTTATGCAGGAATGGATGCTGGGGAAATTTCTAAATCTGTAAATGAAGTTAAAAAGTTAGAAAATGCTTTAATAGGAGTTCAATCTCAAGTAGAGAATATGAGCCAGTCTTTCTCTGATTTAAGTGCCCAATTAGAAGCAACCATAAATGAAATATCAAAAGGACCTACTGCAACACAAAAATTTGCTAAAGGTTTTAAAGGGGTACTTGCTGAAGTAAAAAAATTAAAATATGAAGAAGAAGGCCTTGATAGTTTAAATCTAAGACAGCTTCAAAACCTTAAAAAAAGAGCTCTTAAAAGAACAGCAGATGCTAAAGAGGCAGCGACCCAATTGCTTCAAGAATCTGGTCTTCAAGGTATGATCAATGAAAAAATTGATAAAAGAACAAAAGAATATAAAAACCTTACTGACGCCCAAAAATCCGCACTTGGATTCTTACAAAAAGAAGACAAAACTGTTGAGTCTATAAACAATAAGATTAATCAAAGAATAAAGCAAGAGGAAGAGTTATTAGAAACAATGGGAGCCACAGGTGCTTCGTTAAAGGGGGTAGAAGGGCTTCTCCAAAAAATAGGTTTAGGTGATTTATCGAACGCCATGGGCTTCGGTCAAATTAATGAGGATTTAAGAGAATTTGCTGAAACTGGAGCAACCAGCCAAGAAGTATTTCAAAAAGCAATTGAATTATCTGGCCAAGCTTTAGAAAGGGCATTAAAAGATCCACTAGTTCAAGTAGCTATAGCAGCAAAAGCCTTTGCTGCTGGGTTTAAAATGTCAATTGGGGCAGTAATAAAAGGCATACAACAACTAGAAGAAGATACAGGAAAACTAGCTAAAAATCTAAATGTAGGTGCTCAAGAAGCTAGACAAATGTCAGAAGACTTTGCAGCAGCAGCTATTGGAAGTGATAGATTATTTGTTTCTAGTGAAGGGTTAGCACAAAGTACTGTAGATATAAATGATGCTTTAGGTACAACTGTTAGATTTAATGCCGAAAACTTAGCTACATTTACAAAGTTAAGAGAAACAGCAGGTCTAACTAGTGAAGAAATGATGGGGATACAAAAATTATCCCTTGCAACAGGACAATCTTTTGATGATATTGCAGATTCAACATTAAAACAAGTAGCAGCCCTAAATGAATCAACAGGAATACAGATAAATTCTAAAAAGGTTATGGCTGAGATTGCAAATACATCTGAAGCCACACAACTATCTTTAGGAAAAAGTGGTCCTGCATTAGCAGCAGCAATTACTACTGCAAAAGGTTTAGGTATGGAATTATCTAAAGTAGAGGATATTGCAGGAAGTATTTTAAATTTCGAACAATCAATACAAGATGAATTAGCAGCTGAATTACTGTTAGGTAAAAATATTAATTTAGAAAAAGCAAGACAAGCGGCATTAAATAATGATCTTGAAACAGTAGCCACAGAAATAGCTAAACAAGCAGGTTCAGCAGCTGAGTTTGCAGAAATGAATAGAATCCAACAAGATGCTTTAGCTAAAGCTGTTGGTATGTCTAGAGATGAGTTAGGTAAAACTTTATTTATACAAGAACAATTAAAAGGAGCTAGTGGTATTGATAAAGAGAATAGAGCTAAAATGCTAGAATCTCTAACAGATCAATATGGTTTAGAAAAAGCCCAACAAATGTTAAAAGAAAAAGGGTTAAAAAACTTATTAAACCAAGCTAGTGAAACAGAAAAAATACAAGCATCATTTGATAAAATAAATGAATTTGTTAAAAAGATAGGAGCTGCATTTGCTCCTGTTGTAGAAATGATGGGTAGTGTAGCATCAGCCCTTGCACAATCAGAAGTTGCTATGGCAGCTTTAGTAGGTATTCTTGGTGCTGTTGGAGTAGCATTAACAGTAGTAGCAGGTAAAGCATTATTAAATTTTGCAATTTCTGTTGGTCAAATGTTTGCAAAAGTAGTTGGTGGAATGTCAACTTTAGGACCTCCAGGTGTTATAGCAGGTTTAGCATTAGGGGGAGTAGCAGTTGCTGGTGCAATAGGTGCTTATCAGTCATTAAAAGCAGATGATATGGCAATGGCTCCTTCATCACCTGGTTATGGTGATAGAATATTATCAACACCTAAAGGTTCAATTTCATTAAATAATGAAGATACTGTAGTAGCAGGAACTAACTTAGGAGGAGGTAATGGTAAAGCAATGGCAGCAATGGCTAGTTCTTTAAAAACAATAGCAAAATCATCAGCTGATACAGCTAAAGGTCTTAAACGACAAAAACCAGTACCTCTATATCAAATAACAAGAGGATAAAAAATCAATATTTATAATAAATTAATTAACATAAACTAAAAATCATGGGTCTATTAGATAAATTAACATCAGGTAAAACTCAATTATCAGGCTTGAATGGTCAAACACCAAGTGTTCCTAATTTTCAACAGTCTACTTTACATAAGGATTATTCTATAGTAGGAAAACCTAATGCACAAGAAGTAAAACCAGAAAACGGAGTACTACCTTTACCATCAACTTTGGAAAGAGCAGTATCACCACAAGACAAATATTTGAATAATTTGCCAAAATAAAACAGTATGCCATTAGTCAATTTGACAACAAACCTTAAATCTTTAAGGTATGGCAAGGATACAGTAGGTGGTGGTAATAGTAATCAACCTTATGTAACTAGGTCAATTCCTAAAGATATTGACGATGTAGGAAGAACAGGGGGACCTGACTTTCTATTACGTGGGGGAACTTTATTACCTAGAAGAATAGGTAATGATGTATCTAGATTGGCACAAATGTTTTTTGATTTTAAATCACCAGCAGGTCCATTATTTATAGCAAAACAAAATGTATTATCATTAACTAATGTTAATGGTGAAGCAGGATTTGCAGAACCTGCAAAACTAGTAATGAATCAAGGAGTTTATACTCCTTTAGAAGCAATTATACAAGCAGGAACTAATGCAATTGGAATGCACGTTCCAAAACAAGGTTACAATCCATTTGATAACTTAAATCCAGATGGTCCAAGAAATTTTGGATTTAGTTCAAATCGAAATCAACCATTAGCATTTCCAACTTATTTACGTACTATTATGCCTGATGGTGTAATAAGAAGTAGATTAGAAAATTTACAATTAACAAAAATTGATAATATAGCAGCTCCAAGTGAGCAAAATTTACTAACATATTCAGGAGGACCAGGAGCAATATTAGGTGTTGGTAAAACAAGAATTCCAATTACTAGTAGAACAACATTTCAACCAACAGATGTAAATTTTTATGGTAGTGGTACAAGCAACAGTATAGGTAAATCAGTATTATCCTATAATGAATTATTTAATGTGATGACTGATCCATCAGATCAGAATGCTGTAATATCTGCATTAAATATGTATGGTAGAGGTGGTGCGTTAGGTTCAATTCCATTAATAAAAAGTAAATCAATTCCAAGAGTACCAAATAGTCAAGGAGGTACTAATTTAACTAACCCTAATTTCCAACAAACATTAGGCCCAAGTCAAACAAGACCTTCAACTATAGCTTGGGAATTTGATAAACAATTTGAACAAAGAGTTAATTTAGGCAACCCAGGTAAAAGAGGAAATTTATCAAGTTATACTATAGGTAAAAGAGACATTAATACTTCAATATCTGGATCAATATCTAATAATTCAGGATATAAAAATGCTGTAGATAAAATTAATGCCTTTCCATTATATAAATCAACATCAGTAACATCTGACAACGATAAAAATGATTTTGTTAAATTTAGGATTGGTGTTATAGATAATAAGAATCCTAGTGAAAAAACTTATATTCATTTTAGAGCCATAATTAATTCTTTAAGTGATTCATACCAATCAGAATGGGGAGGTCAAAGATTTATGGGAAGATCTGAAGAGTTTTACAAATATAAGGGGTTTGGCCGAACAGTTTCATTAGATTGGACAGTAGCAGCACAATCAAAACAAGAATTAATACCAATGTATCAAAAATTAAATTACTTAGCTTCGATTTGTGCTGGTGATTATTCAGATGTTGGGTATATGAGAGGAAATTTAATAACATTATCTGTAGGTGGTTGGTTCCAAGAACAAGTTGGATTTATGAGTGGTATAACATTAGATGTACCACAAGAATCTCCATGGGAAATTGGAATAACAGATGCTAATAATTTAACATCAATAGGAGAAGGAGATAGAACACGAGAAATAAATTCGGATCCTAGTGTACAAGAAATGCCTATGATAGTTAATGTATCAGGATTTACATTTACTCCAATTCATGACTTTGTTCCTAGATTACAAAGAAATTCATTTAATGGAGGTAAAGTAGAAGGTGGTGGTAATTTCATTTCAAGATATGGACAAGAAAGGTTCATTAACTTAAAAGGTGGATTAGGATCTAATTATGATGGAGGACCAGGTAATACAGAAGTTTCAAATGGATCTCTAAATTATATGCCACCTAAATCTGGAGAATAATGGGAAGATATACAAGAAGAAAAATAGTTAGAAAAGTTAATCCTAAACAACAGTTAGGAGTTAAAAATTATTTAGGTACAAGATATCCAAGAATCCCTTTATCTGTAAATGACACTTATGTATATGCAGAACAAGGAGATCGTTTTGATACCTTAGCTTTAGAATATTATGGTAATTCTGATCATTGGTGGGTTATATCAATTGCAAATGAAAATTTAAAACAAGATTCATATTACTTACCTTTAAATCAACAGATTAGAATTCCAGCAAACATTGAAGCTATTATACAAATATATAATGCAATAAATGGAGTTATTTAATCATGGGGAATATTGTAGGAGAACAATTTGAAAATTATGTCCTTAACCAAATAAATGTAAGGCAAAAACTCTATGGAAGTGGGGTAGGGGAAAATTCTCTACGAAACCAAAATCAAATTCAATTACTTAATAATAAACAAGCTTGGCTAAAAATGGCCTCTTCAGTTTCTGTAATAGGTAATTCTTCACCTTCAGTATTCAATAAAACTTCAGGAGAATATATAGACGCTAATATTAGTAGTGGAGAAAAAAGATTAAGAGATATAGGCATTACAAACACTGATGAATTTGTAGGTAGTGGATTAGCCAAAAAAACAGTACTATTTAATACATTATCATCTGTAAATCCTACATCATACGATGATGATGGAACTACAGTTGAAATCTCAGGTAGTTACAATTTTAGATCTGGGGTAAGTAAAGCTAATTCTTTATGGAATAATTCAAATTCATATGGTTTAGGAGGTACAAATAAAGGTTTAGTACCAGCTCCTGGATTAATTTCATTTACTATGGATTCTCAAAATAGAGGGTCTATTAGAAAAGGTACAATAGAATTAAAATGTTATAATAAATTCCAATTTGAATTAGTAGAATTAGTATACCTTAGATTAGGTTTTACTTTAATGATTGAATGGGGGTGGGATAAATTTACCACAAATGGAAAAGATATACAAAATGTTGGTAATACAATTATTGAGGATAAATGGTTCCAAAATAACACTAACATGACTCAACTTGAAATGATTAATTCTATTAATGCATATCAAAGACTTTATCAGGGTAATTATGATGGTTTTTATGGTAGAGTAACTAATTTTAATTGGTCATATGATACTGATGGTACTTATGGTGTTAGTATAGATTTAATATCTGTAGGGGATGTAATTGAATCCTTAACCCTAGCCACTAAATCAACGGCTTTATCAGTAAAAGAAATAAATGCTACTACAGGTTCATCTGCTTTTGAAGATACAGGATTAACAGCTGATGATTCACCAATAGTATCAAATGCTGGTAGTACAGCTTTATCCCAAGATATGTTTACTGATATATTAGGACAAAAATGGGATGCTGAACAATCAGACTTTACAAACCCTTCACTATACTTTAATCAATTTAAGGAGTCCCAAAAAGCTAATGAAGCTGGTTCTTTAGATAAATATAATTATTATATGACTTTTGGGGAGTTAATAAGAAAATTAGAAACTTTTTGTGTTCCAAAACTACTAAACGACTTTGGAGAAGCATCAGAGATGATTTATTTTGATTCTAATGCAGATACAAACTTATGTGTAGCTTTTCCAAATCAAATATCATTAGACCCTAGAATTTGTATTATAAACCCTCCACTTTCAATTAATTCCCAAGAACAAAATTCAACAACTTGGTTATATAATAATCCTGGGTGGGCAAAATTAAAACCATTTGCACAAACCCAAGATTTTGGAGATAAAACTGTTGTATATGGGCAAATAATGAATGTTTATCTTAATTATGATTTTATCTCAAAATTATTAGCAAAAGCAACTGATGAAACAGATAGAGGTAAACAAGTTTCTATATTTTCATTTTTAACAAATGTATGTGATGGCATTAATGATGCTTTAGGTGGAATTAATAACTTAGAGGTAGCACTAAAAAATGACAACACTATCACTATAATAGAACAAAACACCATTCCAGGAATAGAAGCGCTTTCTTTTAATAAAGGAAAAATGAACTCTATTCCATCATTTAATGTTTATGGAGTAAAACAAGATAAAGGAAGTTTTGTAACTGATTTTAACTTTGACACAAAAATTACACCTGAATTAGCAACTATGATTTCTGTTGGAGCAACAGCAGGAGGTGGAAATACTAAAGATTATGATGCAACTGCTTTTTCTAAATGGAATGATGGGTTATATGATAGATATAATAAAGAATTTATAGATCCTGCTTTAGATGCTATATTAAAAGAACAATTAGCATTATCCGAACAAGCTAATGAATTAGGAATAACGAACTTTAGAGATATTACATCACTACAAGCAACACAATTATATAATGCTTGGACAGGAGGTGAAGAAGATAGAGGCCACGACGAAGTAGTACAAGATGCATTTAATGCTGTAGCAGATGGGGCATACACATATGTTGAAGGTTTAGGTCATGCCGCAGATGCAGGAGCAGAATTTGCTGTAGATATTTACAACTCAGCAGCTAACTGGTTATGGAGGGATGACGATGAACAAGTATCTACTTTTGGAGAAGATAATGTAGGAAATATAACTAATCCTGATTTATCAGAGAGAAGAGATGATAATTATTCCCAAAACAAAACTTTTAAAGCTTGTGGGGTTGAAAATCAAGGATATAGAATAGCTTTAGTTAATTCAGTTTACCCTTTTGAAGGTAGTGATACTAATGGTGGATTAAACTGGGAAGAGTATATTAATAAAGTAGCAGATTATTTACATGCTGAGAAGATGAAGAAAATTACAGGGCAAATGAGCCATGAAGAATTGGCAGCTAAATTTTCAAACAATTATATTTTTTATTTAACAAGAATATTAGGAGGTGATTTTGCAGCAGGAACTAATGATTCTAATGGTGCAGTCAAAAGTAGTGATAAAATAGGTTATACCTCCAAATACAAATATGCTTACTTTTTATATAATGATGCTATTATAAAAGAAGGAAAATCTGCATTTAATGCTTATGTTACAACTATCAATAATACACTGTATCAAAAAACAGGAGCACCATCAGGGTTGATAGGTTTTATTCCTATAGATATGAATTTAACTTTTGAAGGATTATCAGGGGTTAAAATATACAATCAGATTAATGTTCAACAAGGATTTTTACCAAGTCAATATCCTAGAACTTATAAATTTTTAGTTTCAAAAGTAAACCATGCTATAGAAGAAAATTCATGGTCAACAACTATTGATACTATTACTATCCCAAGAACATTTGTTTCTGGTAAATTTAATTTCTCAGAATTATCAGAAGCAGCAGACACTTATGTTACAGGGGGAGGAAATGGGAAACCAGAATATTTAGGACCAACACCAAATGCTGATAGAGTTAGAGAGTATATAAACTCAATACCACAGATAGAAGAAAAACGAAATGGTTCAGATGGTGGAAATGGATTTACAGTAGGTATAGATGCAGATGGTAACGAAAAAGGAGAATTAACTAGTGGAGGAGATATTTCATCTGCAGGTGCTGATATGACAATTGCTGTTTTACAAGCCATTAGAACAGAAGCTCCAGATATAAGAATTACACTAACAGCAGGTAATGATTTATATCACCACAATAAAGTTAAAAATTATACAAGTAGACATGAGGTAGGTAATGCTATTGATTTTACTATTAATAACCCAACAGCTACTAATTTAGATTTAGTTAAAAAAGTATTAAATAGTTTTATTGTAGGCCCTAAAAATTGGTACTATTTAGATGAATATGGAGAACCAACAGCAGTAGCATCAGGTGCTCACTTCCATTTATCATTACCAACGGCTGAAAGAGCTATAAAAGGATCAGATCCAAGAGTAAATCAAGAAGTATTAAATGCACAAGCACAATTTAATGCAGGACAAATATCTAAAAGACCATAATTATGCCATATTATCCTTCATCCCAAGTCAAAACTAATCTATACACTAATGGAAGTGAACTTTCTATTAATGGTTCTGACTATAAAGGATTTTATTACATAAATTCAAAAGGAGAATATTATAGTGGAGCTACGCCTCAAGCAAATGGTAGTAGACAACTTCTACCTAAAAATGGAGTTAATAATGAAAACCCATTATATTTAGATAATTTAGAACGAAAACCTGAAAGTGGTAGAATATCATCTTTTTATAATATAGATTACCCTTACTACGGTGCTACAGGAAGAGATTATAATACTGCAAATAAGGCTCCTATCAAACCAGTACAAGAAATTTGTATCCCAACAGAAAGTGATTATGAATTAGGAGAGTACCAAAGATACTTTTTAAAGAAAAATAATGAAGTACAATATATAGAAGTAAAAGGAAAACAACAACAACTATATAAGGATAAAAGTGGTAAGGTACAATGGCAATTATACACTCCAATTACTATTAATTGGGTTTTAGAAGGCAAATTAGAAGATGTTTATAATACAAACAAAAATATTGTGAAATTATATGAAACTCAAAATAAAATGATTGGGTTTGAAAGTTATTTTAATAATAGGTTTACTAAATTTCATATCGAAGAAACTCCACAAAGAAGACGAACAACTGCTTCTCCAAGAATAAGTGGTTACTAGCAAAATAATTCGTATATTCATGTCCTGAATATGGTTATATGTACTGGTTAGTAGAAGAAGAAGATCAAATAGAATTTTTAATTAATAGTGGTTACAAACAAGCATTTATTGAGGTAATCCCTTATAGTGATCATGTACACCCCACATTAAATAGCATTAGTTTAGTGTATATTAGACCGATTAATGCAAGTAAAGGCTATATGTTATGCGTTTCACATAGTGAAACATTGAATGCGTTAAATACGCGTGTAGACGAATTAATAAATAAGTTTGATATTTTGTATTGTCGCGATAAAAAGGAGATGTTACATTATTTTCCAAACAAAGCTCTTTACGACATAAATGTGCCTCCTACTACGTATATACGACCATATACAAAAGCACATGAGGTACTAAATTATAAACATAAAGATAACCCAAGTGTTAATACTTTTATTCCAGTTGTTAAACACTATGAAATGTGTGAGCAAATATACAATGATTTAAAAGATAATATTAACCATAAAAAAACAGATTATGACGAATTTTTTAACCATAGAGTATCCGTGGTGTTCAACGCCATCGAAAGGATGGGAATACAAATACATCCCGAACAATTCAAAAAACACTTTTATGATGAGAGTAGACCCAAAGTTTACACTCAATACAACCTTAAAACTACAACAACGAGACCATCAAACAAATTTAAAGGAGTAAACTATGCAGCACTTAATAAAGAAAATGGATGTAGAAAATCGTTTGTACCAAGCAATGATAGTTTGTACGAAATTGATATTAGCGCTTATCATCCTAGTTTGTCTTGTCGTCTCATCGATTATAATTTTGCCACTGTGGATATTCACAGTCATCTACAACAACTCTATGGAGTAAGTTACGGTAAATCAAAAGAACTGACATTTAAGCAATTATACGGAGGAGTATTTGATCAATATAAACATATCGAATTTTTTAAGAAAATTGATATATACGTAAAAGAACTCTGGTATAAATTTCAAAGCGACGGAGAGATAACGTGCCCGGTTTCAAAATTTGTTTATAAAAAGGATACGTTGGAAAACATGAATCCACAAAAGCTGTTTAATTATTTGTTACAAAACTTGGAGACGTCAATGAACGTTCGTATACTGTGGGACGTACTTCGTTTATTAAGAGGTAAAAAAACAAAACTGGTATTATATACTTATGATTCGTTTTTGTTTGATTGGGATAAAGAAGAAAAAGAATTAATAGGAGACATAAAGAATGTTTTCAAAAAATATAAATTTAATATAAAAACAAAAGAAGGTTATGATTACGACTTTAAATAGACCCTTAAATACGTATAAGATGAATTATGATGTGGAAACATCATTAAATACTATAGGAGATTTGAATAACAAGCTGTTTTGTACATTTACCACGCTAGAACACTTAGATGATCTAATCCAGAATATAACATCCCAATATGTAATTATTTATAATAAGATGTTTGTTTTAGAGATTGTCGGAAGTGATGAATATGTTGTTACATACAACGTAGACCAGGGTAATGTTCACTCTATTCCAGATAATACTATTCTAGTACATAGAAAAAAGGAGTCTAATACCTTATACACTATTAATGC